ATTGGAATGGATATGGCAAGGAAGTTTCTTGAAATGGGATTTACTCGCTCCCGTAGGTATGCAAATCATCCTAGTGGAAAGAAGTACGCTAGAGATGGTTCCGTATCACCGCAGTCGCCAACCGCACTACACTGTGAAAAGTCCCGTTCTGCAAATGTTTTCAAAAAAATAAGAGACAAGGCTGCAAAAGATGAAAAGTATGTTACAATGAGAAAGCAATGGAGATTACAAGAATGATTTTTTCGGCATGCCCACCAGTTTATACTTTACCTGGCACTTGGAATGACCCAGATACGATTGCTAAATGCAATGATACATTGATTCCACATTTCACATTTAATCCTGATTATACTTTTGGTATATCAATCGCAGTGATTACTGTTCTGTTAGCAGGGTATGGTGTGTATAAAGGATTCTTTGCTAATAAAAATTTAACAGACCCTTGGGATGATCATGACGATTAATACTCAAGGAATGTCATATGGAGATGGTGGTAGTGGTAAAAGTATCGAAGAACAACGTGATGCCATACCACCCTTAAAGGTGAATAAACTCAATCTTATCAGTGATGCACTTAAGGTAGAATTGAAAGATCTTATTAATGAAGTTTTAGATGAGAGAAATGACAAAATTAATTGAAAAAAATGATCCAAGATACTTCTCACAAACAAGTGATGAATCATATGATCGTCATCACTATAAGATAGTTTGCCAAGATAAATTTTTTGTGGTAGAATCTTGGGATGAAGTCCAAGAGTATTGGTGGAATCGACGAGGGTTTAATTCACCAATTATTGAGGTTATTGATAAACCAAAATCTAAAAAAGGTTTTAAATGAGTGATTTTATATGGGTTGAAAAATACAGACCCAAAACAATTGATGAATGTATTCTCCCTGAAGGTATTAAAAAAACCTTTCAGGATTTTTTGACTGCAGGTGAGATACCAAATATGTTATTGTCAGGTCCACCAGGTATTGGTAAGACTACAGTAGCAAAAGCACTATGTAATGAATTAGGAGCAGATTTCTATGTCATTAATGGATCGGATGAAGGACGTTTTCTTGACACTGTTCGGACGAACGCAAAGAACTTCGCATCTACCGTCTCTCTTACAAGTGAGTCGAAACATAAAGTCATCATCATTGATGAAGCAGACAATACCACTTCCGACGTACAACTCCTCCTTAGAGCGTCTATTGAGGAGTTCTCCAGAAACTGTAGGTTTATCTTTACCTGCAACTACAAAAACAAGATTATTGAGCCACTGCATTCTCGTTGCTCTGTTGTTGACTTCTCAGTTAATAAAAAAGACAAGCCAGCAATAGCAGCACAATTCTTTTCTCGAATCAATCACATATTAGAAGTTGAAAGAATTGAATCAGATAAAAAAGTGATTGTTCAATTAATAAATAAACACTTCCCTGATTGGAGAAGAGTGTTAAATGAATGTCAAAGATATTCTATAAGTGGTAAAATAGATAGTGGAATACTTGCAGCATTTTCTGATGTTGCTGTAGATGATCTAGTTAAAAATCTCAAACAAAAAAACTTTTCTGAGGTTCGTAAATGGGTTGTTACTAATCTAGATAATGATCCTACAGTTTTGCTTCGACGCATTTATGATACTTTATATGATACAATGATACCAACCAGTATTCCTGCAGCAGTATTAGTGATTGCAAAGTATCAATATCAGATGGCATTTGTTGCAGATCAAGAAATAAATCTGTTAGCAGCACTTACAGAGATTATGGTGGAGTGTGAGTTCAAATGAATCTATTTGGACTTATTGGAATTTTTGTGCTAATATCAGGTATTGCATCTGGTTTTGTTGCATACTTCGCTATTATGGACTTATTAAAATGAAAAACATGTCAAAACTAAAACATCAAGTTAAATCAAACAAATATTATATCTTCTGGGGTGCTGCCACTGTAGCAGTTATTGCAGGTCAAATTTATATTGGAATTGGTTATCGTATGATGACTCAGAGTGTAAATGATCTAACTGAAGTTTTTACTATCATACAGGAACAAGAAGATGTGAGAAGATATCCTAACGTATATTGATGTCAATTAAATCTCTCAAGACACCATTAAGATATCCTGGTGGTAAATCGAAAGCAATTAAAACTCTTTCTCAATGGTATCCTAAAAATATATCAGAGTATCGTGAACCATTTATTGGTGGTGGATCTATTGCTATTGATATAACAAAAAGATATCCTAGAATACCCATATGGATAAATGATCTTTATATTCCATTATATAATTTCTGGGTACAACTAAGAGATAATGGAGATGAATTATCTGAAAGAGTTCTTGAAGAAAAACAAAATACACTTGATGCTGGAGATCCAGAAAAGATAACTGCCAGAGCAAAGGACTTGTTTAATCAATGTAAAGAGGAGATTGATAGTTATAATTATTTGGAACAGGCAGTTGCATTTTTTATTATGAATAAGTGTAGTTTTTCTGGACTCACAGAGAATAGCACTTTTTCACAAACAGCATCAAACTCTAATTTTTCATTAGTAGGTGCACAAAAACTTAAAGATTTTTCGAAGTTAATTAGATATTGGAAGATTACAAACTTAGATTATTCTGAGGTTATGAACTCATATGCAACTGGGGATGCATTTGTATTTTTAGATCCACCATATGATATTAAAGATTTTTTGTATGGTAAAAATAAAGAAATGCACAAATCATTTAATCATGATAGATTTGCAGGAGAGGTATATAAATGTAAATCTAAATTTATGGTTACGTATAATTTGAATGATCGTTTGTGTGAACTATATAAAAACTATAATTTAAAAGAATGGAAGTTAAGATATTCGATGGCACATCGAGGAGATAAAGGAACTGAAGAAAATATAAAAACAGAACTGTTAGTAACAAATTATGATATACATCCTGTAACACCACTTGAACAATTACTTGCATGACAACATCAATTATTATTGCACTACCAGAAGAGGCAGAAGGTCTAGAAGGATATTCAATTTATTTGAGTGGTTGTGGTAAAGTTAATGCTACTATTGCTACAATGGAAGCTATAGATTCAGGAGCAACAAGAATCATTAATTATGGAACTGCAGGTGCTGTTAAAGATATATCTGGTTTAGTTGAGGTCACTGGATACGTTGATCGTGATATGGATGTTCGTCCATTGGGATTTAGATTAGGTCAAACTCCATTTGAAGAAGGTATTCGTATAGGTAGAAAGGGTTTAGTTGTTGGAAGTGGTGATTCCTTTGCCATTGGTAAACCAGAGATAGAATGTGATATAGTAGATATGGAAGCATACGCAATTGCCAGAGTATGTAGAAAATATGATGTAGAATTTATGTGCTTCAAATACATATCAGATGAAGCTGATGAAAATGCTGCATCTGATTGGAAGGAAAATATTAAAAAAGGAAATAAACTTTTTCAACAAATGCTTTATCGTGGTGGATTTTAATGACTGAACTCAAAGACTGGTTAAACTCTATAAATCAGACAAAGAAAAATTTAATTGATGAGGATCCCTCAATTGAAAAAAATTATTCTCCATACATAATCAATCGTTGTTACTCAGGTCACCTTGATGCGATCATGTTTGCAAATGAAATGAATAAGTATAATTTCTTACCAAAGAAGATGCAATATGACTTTTTTATAAATACACTCAGAGTTAAGAAACGATTTTCTCCTTGGCTTCGTAAGGATGAGATCAAAGATCTAGATTATGTAAAACGTTACTATGGTTATAGTAACGAAAAAGCAAAACAGATTCTAAAAATTCTTTCCAAAGAACAACTTAATTTTATAAAATCGAAATTTGAAACTGGAGGATCGAAATGAGTGTGGTTAAAGAACCAGAAGTGAATTGGTCATCTGACCAAATGATAGAAATTTCACTTGGTGAACCTGATGATTTTCTTAAGGTAAGAGAAACTCTCACAAGAATTGGTGTAGCATCCAGAAAAGAGAAGAAGATATATCAGTCATGTCATATACTGCATAAGCAGGGAAGATATTTTATTGTTCATTTTAAAGAGTTATTTGCACTAGATGGTAAGCATGCAAATCTTACACAGAATGATGTTCAAAGACGTAACCGTATTGTGCAACTACTAGCTGATTGGGGTTTGGTAGACATAATGAATGCAGATAAAATACAAGATATCGCACCTCTGAATCAAATTAAGGTATTATCTTTTAAGGATAAGGGGGAATGGATATTAGAGACAAAGTATAATATTGGTAGCAAGAAAAAGAAACCCGACTAGGCATTTCTTTTTGTTAAGATATCCTAACATAGGTATAAATTTTTTGATAGATAATAATGAGAAATATGGAGGCAATGCCTATGCACAGTCCAATATCATTCAACAATTTAAATTCGTGGGTTCCTTTCAATTTATCCAGTTCAGACCCGATAGATGATTATTTTGAGTGTATTGTTGAATGCACAGACGGAGACAAGTCATGTGCGTTAGAATGTAGAGCACTTCTAGAATAGGAAAAGACTAATGTAATCTAATTAAAGAAAGGGGCGGTTTACCACCCCCCTTTTTTTGCGTTTTATGGTTAAATAGTATTGGATGCCGAAAGGATCCACATTAAACACTCGCTTACTAAGGAGAACTATGAACTCACTACAAAGGTATCACTCTGCAAACTTACCAGAGTTGATGAAAATAATAAACAGAAACGGTATAGGTATGGATGAATATCTTAACCGATTTTTTAATGATGATTATTCATCCAACTATCCACCATACAATCTAATCACTCTTAATAATCATGAGTCCAGACTTGAGATTGCACTTGCAGGATTTAAGAAAAAGGATGTAAATGTCTACACAGAATATGGTAGATTAATTGTAGAAGGCAACAGGGAAGAAAAAGCAGAACCTGAGAACTACACACATAGAGGACTTGCACAAAGATCCTTTACAAGACAATGGACACTCTCTGACGATACTAAAGTCGAAGATGTAAAATTTGAGGATGGAATGCTTACTATCAAACTAGGTAAAGTAGTTCCAGAACATCATGCAAAAAAAGAGTATCTTTAATGACAGGATATGATTGGCACGTCCTAAGAGACATACCTCCTGCTCATGGTAGTGGTAAGGAACCCATGTATGGAAGCATGGGTAAGTCAACCAAACCAGATCCTAATCGTAAGATTACATATCCACAGGTGATTCATTTGGTTTGTCTTGATTCACACAATACCAGTTACTTCTATAAGAGGGAGAATGGCACATACTACTGGCATCACTGTCGTAAAGATAAGGATGATGTATATGTAGATGCAGATCAAATACAATTAGATCTATTTGGTGATCCAATATTATCTAATGAGTTTATTATTAAAGAAATTTATCAGGGATCTTGACGATCCCTTTTTTTATGGTATAATATAAGAGTCAGAGAAATACTGACTGCGGTGATCCCCTTTGGTAGGTTCAGGATTAGCGGCGATAGGAATCTACCACAAATTAATTAATTAAACAAATGGAAAAGAATATACAATGTATCATTTTGTCAAGTGGTGTTGTTTTAATATCAGAAGTTGAAGAGGTATTTGGTGATATACCAGGTGAACCAGATTGTAAGATTATTAGTCCTTTTAAATTGATTAAAACAAAAGACACATATATTATGGAACCATGGTTGGATTTTAGCAATCAATCTGTTACAATGATGAGGTCAGGTGATGCACTTACATTTGTCGAACCAAATGGTGAATTACGTGACAAATATATTAAATTGACATCCTAATGAGGTTTTACACCAACGTCCAAATGGTTGGAGACAATTTCTTAGTTCGTGGTTATGAGAATGGAAAACATTTTGCCACTCGTGAGAAGTTCTATCCAACCCTTTTTGTCTCTTCCAAAAGAAAAACAAATTATAAAACCCTTGAGGGTGAGTATGTGGAGTCTGTCAAACCAGGCACTGTAAGAGAGTGTCGTGAGTTTATTAGAACATATTCTGAAGTTGAGAACTTTAAGGTGTATGGCAATGATCGATACATCTATCAATATATTTCAGAGAAGTATCCAGAAGAAGAAATCAAGTTTGATTCAAGTAAGATCAAGATTACTACAATTGATATTGAGGTGAAGTCAGAGAATGGTTTCCCCGATGTAGAATCTGCATCTCAAGAAATACTTCTCATATCAATACAGGACTATACAACAAAACAGATAAGGACTTGGGGTCAAGGAGCATTTAATAATAAACAGAAGAATGTCATATACAAAGGGTTCGATAGTGAGTATGAGTTATTGAATTCATTTATTCATTGGTGGATGATAGAAGAGAATACACCAGAAGTTATTACTGGTTGGAATAGTGAGTTGTATGATATACCATATCTGGCACGTAGACTTGAGAGAGTCTTGGGAGAAAAACTTCGTAAACGTTTATCTCCGTGGGGATTGGTGACTGAAGATGTAATCTATATCGCAGGACGTAAGAATATTACATATGATATTGGTGGCATCACACAATTAGATTATCTCAATCTCTATAAGAAGTTCACCTATAAGGCACAAGAGTCATATCGTTTGGATTATATTGCAAGTGTTGAACTTGGTCAGAAGAAACTTGATCACTCTGAGTTTGATACGTTTAAGGACTTCTATACAAATGGTTGGCAGAAGTTTGTAGAATACAATATCATTGACGTTGAACTTGTTGACCGTCTG